GTACAAGAACAAAACGAATACAAACACTTTAAAGTACATTGGAGAGATGTTCCTGGTAGAGATGATGCGTGGAGAAAGATGACAATAGCGAATACTTCTGAACTACAATTTGAACAAGAATTTGGCAATTCATTCTTAGGAACAGGTAATACATTGATTAATGCCAATACATTACTTGGATTACAGGTACACGATCCTGTTTGGTTTAAACAAAACACATATTTATATGAAGAACCTAAAGAAGGTGAGATTTATATTATGACTGTAGATACCGCCAAAGGTAGAGGACAAGATTATTCAACATTTTCTATTATAAATATTTCAGACAATCATTTCAGACAAGTAGCTATTTATAGAGATAATATGATATCTCCTTTATTGTTTCCAGACATTATTCATAGATTTGCTAAAATGTATAATGATGCATTAGTCGTTATAGAAAATAATGATCAAGGACAGATCGTATGTAATCAACTCTTTTATGATATAGAATATGAGAATGTATTTACAATGTCATCAGTAAAGGCTTCAGGAATTGGTGTTACAATGACTAAAAAGACTAAACATATTGGTTGTTCTACATTAAAAGAATTAATGGAAGAAAATAAATTAAGAGTAGTAGATAAATTTACAATCAATGAATTCTTAACTTTTGTATCAAAAGGACAATCATGGCAGGCAGATGGTGGGAACCATGATGATTTAGTAATGAATTTAGTATTGTTTTCATGGTTTATAACAACACCTTTCTTCCAAAGTTTAACAGATTTAGAGTTAAAGAAATTATTATATGACGAACAACGACAAATGATCGAAGATGACATGGTTCCCGCTGGAATTTTCTCAAAATCTCACGATGAACCCGAAGTTTATGTTGAAGATGGTGATGTATGGACAGTAGTTAAAGACTCCCAAATTTACTAATTTATAAATAGTATTAATGATAGAAATAATTCTATCAGAAATTTTTATTTTATTTCGAAATAAAATTAATTAGGAGATAATAAAATGGCATTTCAAGTTTCGCCAGGAGTACTGGTTCAAGAAATAGATGCTACTAATGTTATCCCCGCGGTTTCAAGTTCTACAGGAGCTTATGTTGGATTTTTCAAGTGGGGACCCGCTGAAATAGTTCAAACAGTTACTTCTGGAAAAGACCTTGTAGACCGATTCGGGGAACCAGACGCTACAGATATAATGGCAGAGCACTTTTACCCTGCTGCTATGTTTTTAGACTATGGTATTGATTTAAAAGTAGTTCGTGTAGCTACCACTAATATGGTAAACGCTACTACTACATCCGGTCAAAGTTTATTAATTAAAAACTTAACTCATTATCGTGCAAACTATAATGATGGTTCTGCAGCTGTTGGCGAATATGGTGCCAGATATGCAGGAGTCTTAGGTAATAGTTTAAAAATTAGTTCTTGTGGTAGTGCTGCAGCTTTTGCAGCAACAACTGTTACGACAACTAATAGTACAGCGGTTAAAGCGGCTGGATCAGTTCCAGTTACTTTGGCTGAAAAATTTATAATTGGTGATATCATAACCAACATTGGTTCTGATACAACTAGATATAAAGTTACTGCTATTGCTTTTGATTCAGGATCTACCGGTGCAGGCGATATTACGGTTGTACAAGAAGATGACTCTACTCAATTATTGGCAGCTGCTGTTGCAAGTGGCGCTAATATATCTAGAGAATGGGAATATGCTAGACAATTTAATGGAGCTCCAGGAACATCAACCTATACGGCTGGTCGTTCTTCTGCGGGTGCTATTGATGAGTTACATATTGTAGTCATTGATGAAGATGGTCTTTTTTCTGGAGTTGTGGGAACAATTCTAGAAAAATTTGAAGCAGTTTCAAAAGCTTCAGATGGAAAAGGCGACTTCGGTGCAACAAATTATTACCTTACTGTTATAGAAAATACTAGTAAATATATTTATTGGTTACATCATAGTTCTACTTGGAGTAATGCAGGATCAGATGCATCAGGTGTTACTTTTGGAACTGGAACTTTACCAGAATTTCGTTCATTTACGAATGGAGCTGATGGAAATCAGCCAACCACTGGTCAAAAAATAACAGCGTGGGATACATATTTTGGTAGTGCTGATAATCAAGATGTTTCTTTGATGATATCAGGAAGCAATCAAGCCGACAATGGGTCGGGAACAGCGGTCGCGACGAGAGCCGAAGCGACTAGTTATTACAATCAATTAATGAACATAGCTCAAGATAGAAAAGATTGCGTCGTATTCTTTTCACCAATAAAGGCTGATGTTGTAGATTCCGGAACTTCCGGGGCTTCTAACATTAAATCTTTTATGCAGGACACTGCTACGAGCATTAATTCATCATCATATGCTGTCATGGACAGTAATTGGTTATACATTTATGACAGGTACAATGATAGGTATATCTATGTACCAGCAAACGGAGCAACAGCAGGTCTGTGTGCTCGAACAGATTATACAAATGATAGTTGGTGGTCACCAGCTGGGTATAGTCGAGGACAAATATTTGGGGTAACTAAATTGGCGTGGAACCCATCTAAAGCAGATAGAGATACTCTCTATATGGCTAAGGTTAATCCAATAGTCACATTTCCAGGACAAGGAACATTGTTGTTTGGTGATAAAACACTAGCAGCTTCTGACGGTAGTGCATTCAGTAGAATCAATGTTCGTAGATTGTTCATTACTTTAGAGAAAGCTATTTCTACAGCAGCTAAATTCCAATTGTTTGAATTTAACGATTCATTTACAAGAGCGAACTTTAGATCAGCTATAGAACCTTTCTTGAGACAAGTACAAGGTCGTAAAGGAATTTATGACTTCCAAGTTATTTGTGATGAAACAAATAACTCACCAGCCGTTGTTGATGCAAATCAATTCGTAGCAAGTATATTTATTAAACCTGCTAGAAGTATCAACTTCATAACATTAACCTTTGTAGCATCTAGATCAGGTGTAGACTTCGATGAAGTTTATGGTGGTACTGGTGTTGCAGCTCAAGAATCAAGTGTATAGGAGGTAAAAAATGGCAAATATTAATCAATTTAAAGCTAACCTCGTAGGCGCTGGACCTAGAAGTAATAGATTTGAAGTTTATATTCCTAGAGCAGGAAATAAAATTCAATTTCTTTGCACAGCTGCGACTTTACCAGGTCAAATCATTGAAGCTCAAGAAATCAAATACAAGGGATTAACTGTTAAGTTAGCCGGTGATAGAACTTTTGAAAATTGGACAGTTAGTGTCTATAATGATACAGCCTTTTCAGTTAGAAATGGTATTGAAGCCTGGATGCAGGACATAGTACCTTTAGATTCTAGTATCGGTCCAACAGGATTTGAATACATGGTAGATAAAGCATCTGTTACCCAATTAGGTAGAGATGATGGAGTTATAGCAACATATGAATTTTTCAATATGTGGCCTACAAACTTAGGAGTTATCACGTTAGATTCGGAAGGCGCGAGTGAACTTGAAAAATTTGATATAGAATTTGCGTATTCACATTTTGAAAGAACTGTATAACTTCTCTTTTGAAGGAGTATAAATATATAATATGGACTTTTTTGGATACGAGATAAAACGGAAGAAGGACGAAACGAAAGCACAAAGTTTCGTCCCACCTTCTAATGATGGATCTGTCATTGAGCTCGGCGATCGTCAAGGTTTTGGTGGTTTTGCAGCCACTGGTGGAGTCATTGGTCAGTACATTGACATGGAAGGCGGAATTAAGAATGAAGCCGACCTAGTTGCAAGATATAGAACAATGGCTTTAGTACCTGAATGTGACAGTGCAATTGAAGATATTGTAAATGAATCATTATCTTCAAATGATTTAGATGCACCTGTGTCTATTAACTTAGATAGAGTTAATAAGGTATCAGATGCAACTAAAGAAAAAATTCGTGATGAGTTTGATGGAGTTTTACAATTATTAGGATTTCGGGATTTATCCCATGACATATTTAGAAAATGGTATGTTGATGGTAGGTTGTATTACCATAAAATGGTAGACAAGAATAATCCCAAAAAAGGAATTCAAGGTCTACGTGCTATTGACCCACAAAAGATCAGAAAGATCAGAGAGATTGAGAAGAAAAAGGACGAGAGTACGGGCGTTGAACTTATTAAAGATATATTAGAGTATTATATCTTTAATGATGCTGGGTTTGATAAGACTGGTGGTAATACTGGCCAGACTATTCGAATACATCCAGATGCTGTATGTCATGTAACTAGTGGGTTACTTGACTACAATAAAACAGTAATAGTTGGTTATATGCATAAGGCGTTAAAGATTGTAAACCAACTAAGAATGTTAGAAGATGCACTCGTTATCTATAGGATAACAAGGGCACCTGAAAGAAGAATCTTCTACATTGATGTAGGTAACTTACCTAAAGCGAGAGCTGAACAGTACTTGAAAGAAGTACAAACAAGTTATCGTAACAAGTTAGTGTATAACGCTGACACAGGTGAGATAAAAGATGACAGAAAGCATATGAATATGCTTGAAGATTTTTGGTTACCTAGACGAGAAGGTGGAAGAGGAACAGAGATTACTACTCTACCAGGTGGACAAAATCTCGGAGAAATTGAAGATATTTTATATTTTCAAAAGAAATTGTACAAGTCATTAAATGTTCCAATTTCTAGATTAGAAACCGAGACAGCATTTGCGATAGGTAGGGCAACTGAGATTTCTAGAGATGAAGTTAAGTTTGCTAGATTTGTAGATAGACTTAGACTTAAATTCTCTAGACTATTTGATGATATTTTGAAAACTCAACTTCTGTTGAAAAATTTGATAACAGAAGATGATTGGATGAAAATGAAAGAGTTTATATCTTATGACTTTCAAAAAGATGGTCATTTTGTAGAACTCAAAGATGCAGAGATATTGAGAGAAAGAATCAGTACTCTGGATACGATGGATCAATATGTTGGTAAATATTTCTCAGAACAATGGATAAGAAAGAATGTTCTTAGACAATCTGAAGATGATATAGTAGCAATTGATAAAGAAATTAAAAAACAAGGCGCTGTAGGATTAGGGCCTGATGATGATCTACCAGATCCTGAAGATTGGGAGATGGGAGGAGATGACTCTCAGGACGCTACAGACAATCAAAATGGGGTAAATGATGACTAAGAAAGCAAGAGAGTTTGTTGATCAAGTAACTTCCGGTGACAATATAGAAGCTGGAGAAACTTTTAAGAGTATGATGCAAGATAAACAACTAGATGCTATCGATTTGAAGCGCGTTGAAGCGCAACTTGATTGGTTAAATCAACAAGAAAAATCAGAGGGATAGTACAATGGACTATGAAAAAATAAACTATGAAAGTAGTTGGACTCGGCCCGGAGAAGGGTTCGTAGGTATTCAGGAAGCAGTAGCTAATATTAATGTAACAGGATTAAATTCTAGAGATGCTAAAAAATTAGGGGATTGGTTACCTGATCTAATAAGGACTGAAAGAAAAGCTAAAAAATTCACTTCAGCATCGAGAGACGCTGAAAAAAGAGTTTTAGTTAAAGGTAATACCGTCTTTATAAGAGATCCAGGTTCTGGAACTGATACATTCCATTTTGAACAAATGATAAAAAGACAATTAAAGGACTGGAAGATGAGAGGCAAAGTTGGCAGTTCTACTCACGTTCAGAGGTAAGAGTAATGAATTACGAAAATAGTTGGACAAGACCTGGTGTACTAAGAGGAAACTTTTTAAACGAGGCTTTAAGTCTTAAATGGAAAGAGACTAATCGCGATAATCCACAAAGATTTGAAACAGTTGTTGATGGTCAAAAAGTAACTTTAGAATGGTTTAAAGGTGATTCTATGAAGAAAGGTGGCACGATGCACATTAAAGGTACTGGAACTTCTGCAAGCAAAGCAGCAACTGCAGTGGCTAAACATTTTGCAGGTCAAAGAATTGTTACACTTAATGGTAAAGTTTTTTCTACAAAAGTAGCAGGTTATCAAGATAGGGCTCCTGACGATTATACAACATATCGACCAGGTTGGAAAAAGACTTGGAATTGGTCAGCATAAAAAAATGAAATCGTTTAGGGCACTTAGACAAGAACTTGATGAAATTAATTTTAAGGCTGATGCTAAGAAATTAGAGATTTCAAGAACTAAGATAAAGAAAACAGATGTATTTTATCATGCTGAAAAGAAAGGTTCTAAGAAAATTAGAGTATGGGTTAAACCAAAGTCAGCTAGAGAGCCTGAAGAACTTGGTGTTTTTAAGGATATGAAAACGGCTGAAAAATCAGCTAGCCAATTTGTTAAACTTATGGGTGAAGATGTAACTGAAGGAAT